TCAAATAAAGGATAAGAAAATGGCTAAGTATCATAGGTGGAACCCAGATAATAAAAAAGCCGGACGGAAAAAAACTAGATCAAAACTTGGATTGACTAGTAGACTACATAATATTATTAATAAAGATGAAAAAAACAATGAAAAAATTCGAACACTTAAATATCGACTTGGGCTATGAGGATCTTTCTGCTGACACTACTGATAGCGGAAGAGTTTATACTACCCCCGACGGTAAGTATCCTTCAATTACTACCGTTTTAAGTATACTATCTGAAGATGGTATTAGAGCATGGCGTGCCCGAGTAGGTGAAGAAGAAGCCAATAAGATTAGCCGAGTAGCAGCTACTCGTGGCACTAATGTTCATGCCATTATTGAGAAATACTTAAACAATGAAGAGGATTATGCCGATGGATATTTACCGAACATCATTGGAAACTTTAAAGATGTCCAACCTATTCTTGATAGCAAGATCGGTAGGATCTGTGCTCAAGAAGTACCTTTATATTCTAACCACCTACGGGTCGCTGGTAGAGTGGATTGTGTGGGCGAGTTTGATGGTACTCTTTCTATTATAGACTTTAAGACAAGTCGTAAGTTAAAAAAGAAAGAATGGATTGATGGGTATTTCATACAAGCTGCAGCTTATGCAATTATGTATGAAGAACGAACTGGTACACCGATAACGCAATTAGTAATTCTAATTGCAGTCGATAACGAATCACCACAGGTCTTTATTGAACACAGAGACAATTGGACCAAGAAACTTTTGGAGACTATTAAAGAGTATGAAACGCGAAAGCTCTTTGGCCGATAGAGCAAAACGGTCCCTCGACATTTGTTGTCAAACACTTTGTGATAAGGAATTAGTTGAGGAATATATTAAGCAACTTGAAGTTGAGGTTGCTCACTTAAGACAAGATAACGAAAACTTAGAGGCTAAAAATAAAATTATTAGGGATTATTAGCAATGGATCAACTCAGCAAGAAGGTAAAAAAAATGGAATTAGGTAACCCGATTATAACAACTATAGTGGGACTCGTAGTGTTCTATATAGGACTAAAAATGTTTTCTGGTGGAATGAAGTCAATGGGCAATATGGATCATTTGGCTTGGTTTACTGGTAACTATATCTATATGTTTCTAGGTGGCATTGTTATGACACTATTGTGGCAGTCGTCTAGTCTATCAACGACTGCTATTATTGCTCTTGTAGCATCGGGAGCTGTACCACTTCCAGCGGCCATTGCTGCAGTACTTGGAGCAAACATTGGAACGACCGGCACCATTTGGATAGCCGGTCTTTTAGTATCTGATGGTATGCCTAAAGGTGATACACTAAGAATTGCAATTGCTCATAGTGGAGTAAACCTCTTTATGGCTGCAACTCTTTTACCTTTCGTACATCATATTGCTAGATTCTTAGGGAGATTCTAAAAAAAATCAAATTAATTTCAACTTTTTATCTAACGTTTTCAATGGGTTAATAATTATTTTGTTAACCCATTGTTTTTACAATAAATAAAAGTGCATTTTTTCCTTTACAAAGCCATTTTTTTATGATATAATATACTTATAAAATGGAAAAAGGAAGGAATACCAAAATGAAAAATCTTAAAGCACTTATCGAAAGCTACAAAAACGAAGCCAAAGATCCAGAGATGATTGAAATGGATATGGCTGATATGTATTTAGAAGATGCCAATGATGCTGAAGTTGTATATAACTTTACTACTGAAAGCAATGGTGTTAATATCCCAACTGCTGCAAAATACCTTAATGGTTTGGATACCATTGTTCGTGAAGCCATTTGCGTGGCTATTGCCGAAGATAAAGGCAACGACTTCTTGGTAGAAAACTTTGGTTGGAGTGTAAAATAATGATTAGACTTTCTTTAGCTATACTTTGTATGATCTTATCTGTTGGAGCTATTGATGGCCCAACTGGACATGAAAATGATAACTTTGCTTTGGCCTTTGCGTTCGCCATTAGTGGTTTAGTAATGGGTCTTTGGGCAATTACAGATATGGGAGACAGATAATGCGTATTAAAGGTGCAATGACTAAACTTAAAAATGAGATGGAATTTTTAGGAATGTCTCTTGAAGAACTTCTAGTTTTTATCGAACGTAATCCATATGCTGTAAAGAACAGTACTATTGAAGCTTATGGCGTCTATAAAAATTATCAAAATAATGAAAAAAGTCCTTTACAATGGGCAAAAAGTGTGTTATAATATATGTATAAAATGAAAAAAGGAAAATATAATAATATGAGAACAATTTACTTAGATATGGACGGCGTTATCGCAAACTTCTTTAAATCCTTCGCGGATAAGAATAACGTTGATCATTGGAAATCAATCAAAGAAAAGGATAAGGCCTTAAACGAATTAGTCGGTACAGACTTCTTCTACCATATTCCTACCTTTGGTAATGAGTCTCGTAATATTGTAAATTTCGTTAAAGGAATTACAGAAGGTAACTGGGGTATCTGTTCTTCTCCACTAAGAGGAGATCATAACAACTCAGCTTACTGGAAACGTAGATGGCTTGAAGATAAAGGGTTTATGCCTGAAGTTGAAAACTGTATCTTTACTTCAAACAAACATAAATATGCTATCAATCGTCTAACAGGACTACCAAATATCCTAATTGATGACAAAATTGATAACATTAAACGTTGGGAACAAGCTGGCGGTATCGGTATTCGCTTCCAGTGTGATAAAGATGATGTTGTTGAATACCTTTTTGAGGAGATTACGAATGTATATTAAAGAAAATAGAACTTCATCTTATGTAGGAACCTTTGTTACATCTGATAAAGGTGATATGGATAAACTAGCTGAACTTAGAAAGTCCATTTCTCTCTTAAATAAGACAGATGCTTTTGGTCGTTATAACCACACAAGCATGCTTAGGAAAAAACGTGTATGTGCTAAGGGTCGTAAGGCTATTGTTAAAATGAAAACAGCTGGTAGTAAAGGACCAGTCCAGTATAACTGGGGTGGCAATATTGTCGGTGGTCTTAAAAACGCAGGAGAGTTTGACGTTTACATATATGATGATCACTCAGCATACTGGAATGTATAAATAAACGTATGAGTACAGATATTTTTGATTTTGGCTTTACAGCCGTAAACGAAGAAGAACTTAAGTCGGTGCAGCAAACAGCTGCACTGGCTAATGATGCTGAGCAAAAGGCAACTACAACTCAAGAAAAACTAGATAAGTTGTACAATGCTGTTCAGCCTCTATTGAATAACCTTAAAGCTAATCCAGATAAAGACTATATCTATTGGCCTAAAAGACTTGAAAAAGTAGAACAATTCGAAGATCATATACAAGGGATTTATAATGGGTAAAAAAAGATCAAGGACGTCACAAACGTCTAAAGGTGAACGTAGCTCAGTAGCACGTTCTGTATTAAAGGCAGTTCGACTTCAAAAAGAAATTGATCAGCCTTTTCGTAAAATTCAAGCACAGTTAGACGCATGGAAGCTAGGAAAGAATGTAGTTCTTACAATAGCTAATCCAAATAAAAAAGAAACAAATAAACCTTATATTAAAGTCCGTGCTTGGGACGCTTGGGGTAGCCCTAGGGGTCAGCAAAGCAAAGGTTAAAATAATGAAAAAGCTATTAACAGTACTTGCAATGGTACCGGCACTCGCCTTTGGCGGGATGTTGGCTTTTGCAGATAATCAGACAGATCAGTCTGAAAAAATAGAAGAAGAGTCACCTAAAGTCTATTGGACTCGTAAACCAATTCAGTGCGGTCCACCAGACGGTTTAATTGAGCTAGTAAAAGGCTATGGAGAAACACCATTACTTACTGGTAATGGATTAGCTACAATGCCTTCAGGTAGTACTAAAAATGTTCAAATTATATTTGCAGTTAATCCAGAAACAGGAAGTTGGACATTAATTGAAATCAATGACCCAGAACAAGCATGCGTATTGGGAAGCGGTGAGGGTTATCAAATTAACAAATTACCAAGCAAAAAGCAGGAAACATAAAAATGGCAGTAGAAAATTACGATAAGTGTCTAGAACTAATTCTCCACCACGAAGGTGGATATGTTAATCACCCTAAAGATCCAGGAGGGGAAACCAACCTAGGAGTAACCAAACGTGTTTACGAAGAGTGGGGTGGTACAAAAGATATGGTAGATTTAACGGTAGAAGACGTTGCTCCAATCTATGAGAAAAACTACTGGGGTCGTGTAAAAGGTGATGATCTACCTAGTGGCTTAGACTTATGCGTATTTGATTTTGCAGTAAATGCAGGTCCTGGCCGTGCTGCTAAGTATCTACAATCTATGATTGGTACCACAGTAGATGGCGGGATTGGTCCTAACACTCTAAAAGCTGTGTATAACTACGTAGAAGAAGTAGGTCTACAAGGAATGATTGAAGAATACCAATCCGGCCGGATAAGTTACTACGAACAACTCAGTACCTTTGAAACATTTGGTAGAGGCTGGATTCGTAGAGTAAATGAAACTACTGAAGAAGCAATTGCTTTAATCTAAGCAGCTAGAGGTTGTTCAGGATTTACTCCTAACATATCTCCCCAAGCTTTATAATAATGGCGCATTCCTACTTCATCGTGGATTGTGCCATTTTCATGTCTGCCATGTAGAATACGTCTAGTTTCAGTACCTTCTCTCATTGTAGTACCTTGCCCTGCAACACCAATTAAATCTTCATGTAGGTTACGACCAAATGGTCCCCAGATAGAATTATGATGTTTAATACGAGTCAGTCTTTCTTCTTTAGTATCTTTACGTAGACCATAACCTCTAAATTCAATAAGAACTTTATTAGGCCCAAGAGGAGTTACTGAGTCTGAACGATA